AGCGGCGTCCTGTTTGACGCCCGATTGACCCCGGCGGCGGGTACGAAAAAACCCGCCTGATCAGGGCGGGTCACTCATCTCGAATTGTTGCGAAGCGTTACGCCGCCATCAGCAGCAGGATCGCTTCGTCCTCGTCTTCCTGTTCCTGCGCAGCGCGGGCTTCAGCCTCGGCGCGTTGCCGGTCGTATTGCTCGAGCGCCGCGACAATCGCGGCCTGCGTTCTCGCGAAGGCTGCATCCTGGCGCGCGATGATCTGCTGCGCTGCCAGCGGCGGGATTGCCGGCCGTGGTGCAGGCGGTTGCCAATCGTCCCCGAAATCCTTGGAGACGGGCTCGGGTTGCTTCTTCTTCTTGCGCTTCTTGTAATAATAGGGGTCTTCAAAGCCGCCTTGTGAGCGCGACTGAACTTCTTCAGTACCCTGACCTGACAGCGTCGCGGTGAACTCAGACGAGCCCGCAAAGCTGCCAGACATGGCGTTGGGATCGGATGCAGTTTCCTGCCCGCCCATCGCCTTGAAGTAGAGCGCCTTCCAGTAGTCGGCTGAGAAGAAATTGGCCATCAGTCGAGGTCGTAAGTTATGGCGGTTCGATTGCCGTCCGTGTCCACCGTTGCGACGATGCGGTTTGCACCGTCAGCCACCGCATTGCGAATGGTAATAGTCGCCGTGCCGCCGCCGCTGATCTTGCCCGCCGTCGCCGCAGTCACCAGACGCAGCGCCTGCCGAAGCGTCATTCCCGTTTCGATGTCTTCCTGATCCAGCAGGTAAGACGAGAACCCTTGCGCCTCCAGTGTGATGGCCGGTGCGAATGAGCCCGACATGGACCCCGTCGCGTACCGGATCGCCTCGAAGCTTGCGACACCTGCAAACGCGCCCACGATGTTGCCCTTGGCAAGTACAGCGCCAGAGAAGGCAGCGACACCCGCAAACGTGCCAACCGCACCCAGCGCCGCCGTGACGTTGCCTGCGAAGGCTCCGACACCAGCAAACGAGCCGACACCCGAGACAACTAGCTGCCCCGTGCCGGCGAAAGCTGCAACGCCCGCGAAGGTCGCCGCAAGGTTGCGGCCCGCAGCGATGGACGCCGTGAACGCCGCAAGCCCGTTGGCCGTCGAATGCGCTGAAATCCCGCCCGCCGTGCGCGGCATCATCCAGCCGCGTGCGCCATACCCGGCAGGGATAGAGGCGAGTTCGTAGGCCTCTGTTCCGTCTGCCAGTGCGAAGTTGCGCCGCGCGCCGTTGCGGCCCCAATTGGCGCGCGTGTTGACCTGCGCCGAACCTACGCCAGACGCGTGCGCTGTCGATGTACCGCCAAGCCAGCGGCCCGGCGTCTTGTTCAGGACGCTGTAGTTACCCCAGAGCATGTCAGCTCCAGCCGAAGTCGAGATGCCCGAAGAAGCTGGAGTTGTTCGGAATGGCCGAGCCCGCGTAGATCATCCACGCTAGGCAGGCCCCGTCATAGACGCGCGGCATCGAGGGAAGCTGGTTGACGAGGTCGCGCTCTGCTGCCACGCCAAGCGTCGTGATCGGCAGCGTCAGCAGCGGCTTGGCAAAGCACAGGTTGTAGACGCCCGTGGTCACGCCCGCGCTCGCAAGGATGATGTTCTGACAGGTACGGATACCTGCGTCACCGCCAGCGAGCGGAAAGAACGGCCCGAACTTGCCCGAGCCCGTGCCGCTGTAGGGAACGCCAAGCAGCGGCGAAGTTGCGTTGTTGGTCGGCAAGGCTGGCGTTGATGGTGTGGTGCGTGAGCCGGTGCCTGCGCTGTTGGTATAGGTCAACTGGAACGTGCCCGTTCCCGCCGTGCCCGCCGTCGAGGCTACGAGAAACGCTTGAACGCCCGCACCATCAGAATAGCGCGGCAGGCGAACCGTCATCGTGTTCGTGCCGGAGCCTGCATCTGTGAACGCAATTGCCGTCGTCGCGACCGCGTTCGTCAGGGACGTGGCAAGGCGCGAGGTCGTCGCAGATACGCGGATCGTCCAGTAGATCGTGCCCGCCACAAGGCCCGTGGGAAGCGCGCCCGTCGTCGTGAAGCTGACAGGGGTGAGATCGGCATAGTCCGCCACCGTCGTCATCAGCAGGCCCGAGGACGAGGAGAACGTCACGGCCTCGGTGTTCACCAGCGTCTTTGTGCCGACCGTCGAGATCGTCGCGTTGGTCAGCGTGGCGTAGCTCAGAAGGTCAACCAGCATCATCACGCACGGCACGGTCGTTGCTGCCGCCGTGAAAGCTGAGGCGTTGAGCAGCACCTTGTAGTCCGTCGCACTCGCCCCGACGTTGCCGCCGTGCTGGATGCCGCCATGCGTCGTGCCTAGATCATATTGCGGCTTCTGAACCAGCGTGACGCCAGAGCCCAGCGCCGTATTGGCAACCGGATTGCCTGCGCCGCCCGCCAGGAATTGCCACGAGCCAGCGACAACCGTGCCGCCCGTCGCGTGGTTCTTGTTCCAGTCAGCCCGGAAGAACTTCCCCGAGTTGGAGACGTTCGTCACGAGGTTATCGAGCGAGGAAAAGCCAGCCATCTAGTTCCACACCGTTTCGATTGTGCCCATGATCTGCGCACCCGACAGCGTCCCGCTTGGGTAGCAGATCAGATTGAGGTAAGCGTCACTCTTGATCTCAGCCAACTGGACGCCGTCGAGGATCATGTCGCGCTCAACCGGCGCCGTGATGTCGTGAACCGCAAACGAAGCCAGCGGCTTGACCAGAACCAGCGTGATCAGCCCCACATCGCCCGTCAGGAATGTGCAGCTCTCGATTGATCGCACGCCACTGTCACCAGCCTGGAGCGGGATGAACGGCCCGGCGCAACCTAACGTGGCCGGCGCCGTGGAGATGATCGTGCCGTTCACCGTCTGCGTGTTGCAAGTAACCGTCGCGCTTGTCCGTCCCGCAACGCCGTTCGAATTGGTATAGTTCACGCGGAACGAAACGCCGCCAATCTGCGAGGCGACCTCTACCGCCATGATCTGAACGCCCGCCCCGGTCGGATACCGTGGCAACGCATCGCCAACGATCATTGACTGAGCGTCCGTGACACTCATGTCCACGAAGGGGTAATACAGCAGGTAATCACACAGGATGCACGGCAGCGGGACCGCCGTGGTCGTTACCGTCATCGCCAATATGCGGCGCAAGTGCTTCGTGTACGTCCCGCCCGGCGTCGCGCCGTGAAACAGCCCGCCGTCAGCCGATTGCGTCAGCGCCTTACCGATCAGCGGAGCAGCCGCGTAGAAGTTCGGAACCGGATTGCCCGGCGACATCGAGAGATCGAACCAGATGCCCGAGCCCGTCGTCTGGGTCGGGACTTTCCGCCATCCGAACAGCGTGGCCTGTCCAGCCTCTTCGGCGTCAATCAGCTCCTTGAACGAGCGAAACGCGGTCATGGCGCAGGCTCAGGTTCGGGCTCGGGTGGAGGCTCAGGCGGAGGCTCGTCCTCGCTCACCACGTCAGCAGAGGAGACACAGGCACAAGCCTTCCACGCTTGATTATCTTCAACCCGCGTGAGCAGCCCGCACTGGGTGCATGTGTGCCGATAGATAATCATCAGTCCTCAGTGCCGTCCAGGTCGCCTGCGCCGAATTGCGGCTGGATGCCTGAACTGATCGCCAGTGAAGCCGACAGCGCACCCCGATACAGCACCTTGCCCGTGCCACTCGATGCCGTGCCAATCGCGAAATATGTCGCCGTTTCGGAACCGCCCGTGCATTGCGGGAACTGCACAAGCGCAGCGTTGGTCACGGCGTTGCCCGACACCGTCCAGCCAGCGCCAGAGCGTGCGACAGCAACGCGCGCATAGCTCGTGTAAGCGCATTCGTTCGTGGTCTGGGTTCCAGCTTCGCCCGGGTCGGCCGTATGCAGCGACACATAGAGCGAGCCCGCCGTAGCTGACGGTTGCAGGCCCGATGCGTCACCAATGAGCGCCGCTGCGGTGTTGTTGAAGATCAGCAAAAGCAGATCGTTCTCGAAGGTATTGCCCTTGCTCATTATTCAATCCCTATCGGCTTGCCATCCGCACCACGGACGATTGACTTAGGCTTGCTCAGTGCAGCGGCCAGAGCTTGCAGGCCCATGCCCACAGCATCCCCGCTCTTGTCTGGCTTCTCGGTCTCTTTCGGCTTCGACGCCTCGCGTTGCGCGCGGTTGTCCTCTGCCATCGCTTGACGGTCAGCCATGCGTTCGGTCAGCGCGGAACGCTCGCGTTCCATCTCGACGTTCGCCGCCAGTTCCTGCTGCTTGAGCCCTAGCTCAGCGCGCTTCAGGTCGAGTTCGGCTAGCTTAAATTGCAGCTCCTGCTGCTTGATCTGTAGTTCCTGCGCCTTGATAGCCGTCTCGCCCTGCGCCTTGACCTGTTCGGCCGTCATCCGCTCGCGCTCTAGCTCGATGTTGGACTGCGCAAGCGCACCTTCGTTCTGCGCCTTCGCCATGTTCAGCGCGGCGGAGCTTTCCTTTGTCGCGATCTCGGCCATTGCGGCACGCTCGGCCATCTCGGCCTGCTTCTGCGCCATCGCCTGCGCCTCGGGGCTTTGCTCGCCACCGCCAGACAACAGCTCCGTCATCTTCTTCTTGCGCTGCGCCGGCAGGCTGCTCGCCTCGATCAGCGCCAGCGCGTAAGGCGGCGGCAGCGCGGCCAGTTGCGGCATGATCTGCGCGAGCTGTTCGAACTCTTCGGACTGCAACGTCACCGTGTCCGGTCCAGTCTCGAGGATCACGTCCACGTCCATCTGCGCCACGGCGTTCTGCACCATCGGCTGGCCCGTCATCGGGTCTACCTGCACCTGGTTCAGCCCGATGAATTGCGTGGCCTGCTCATCGTCCGTGATGCGTATCCACTTCGGGGCCTTCCAGAACTGCTTGATCCTCGCCCATGTGGCCCGGTAGACGCGCAGCTTGAAATCGTTGAACCGGTCATAGAGCGGCGCAAGCTCGGCAAGCCCTGCCTGTTGCTGGGCGATGATGGCGCGTCCGCTCTCGCCCTCGGTGCCTTTGCCCTGCAAGGCGTTGTTCGGCCCGAGAAGGTCAATCTCCGCCTTGGCTTCCTGAAGCATGTTCAGGTTGCCGGTCGTTTCCTGCGCCGTGTCCAGAACCTGCACGGCTTGCGGGTCAACAACCTCGACCCAGCCATCAGGACGGGCAATCTCGCGCTTGGCCTGCCCTACGTCAGCAACGGCACCCTGTTGCGCCATGACGCGCCGGGAGTGCAAGAAATGGACAGCCTTGGAGCGCCTGTGGTTGATCTCGTCCTGTGGCCCGCGCATGTCGTGGACAACGCCGTAACGGGCGTTCTCGCGGTCCACGTAGGCGCTGAATGCTTCGATTGGGCAGACGGTCTTGCCCTTCTCGTCGCGGTAGTAGCTTGGCCCGTCCATGACAAGCGTGGAGCCAACAACTACCGCGTAATTGTGCTCCGCGCCCTGCTTGTAATAGAGTTGGCAGACCTGGACACGCCGGCGCTTGCGGTCGATCCACGTCCCGCTCGACGGCTTGTCGTCTACAGACTGGTCCGCAACGAAGGCTTTCTCGCTGCCCGTAATGCCCGCCTCGATCTCTTTGCCCTTGTCGGGGTACAGCGCGATGGCGTCGTCTGCGTCCATCCACTTCAGCACGCCCAAATAGCGCGCGTCGCTGAAATCGTGGCGGCTGCTTCTCGGGTCAAAGATGAACTCGTCCCACGGAATGAGGTTGACCTTGATGTCCTCAGGCCCGTCCATGATCACTTCGGCAGCGCCCGCGCCCTCGATCATCCCGCATTCGAAAGCGCCTGAGAAAATGTTGTTCAGCCGCGTCTGGTCGGACACGAACCGCAACGCCTGCGTTACGATGTCGGCGCTTTGCTCGTCGCGTGGCGTGCGCGGATAGGCCTTGGGGTCAGTGCGCCTGTTGCGCTCAACGCCAAGGATGCTGTCCACCTTGCGCTTGATGCGGTTGAAGACGATGGGCGGCTGGCCGCGCTGCTTGAGGGTCGCAATCTCCTCACGCGTCCATTGCTTGCCGTCGTAGTAGTCGCGCGCCAGGGCCGCGCGGTCGCGGGCCTCTTCCATCGTATCGAGATACTCGCGCACCATCTTCCGGATGCGCTCGGCGCCGTCCTCGCCCGCTTCGGGCTTGGCAGACGACATGCTTACGATGTTTGCCAATTCGTGCCTTTCAAGCGCAGCAGCAGCTCACCGGC